ACGCCACACGCAGTAGCGATGTTCTGATACTTCTTATCCATATTCAAATTTGATTTTGATTGTTCACTCAAAGATTCAGAGGCTTTATTTCCACGTTGCTTAGCCAACAACTTAATTCTTTGGAAACAGCCAAGCACTGTACTCTGACCATCCATAAGGATGCCCTTAACGTCTTCAGCGGCAAAGATTTTACCGTGTAAATGCTCGTCAGTCGCATTAGGACAGTTAGCCTTTACGTCTGCACGGAACTCAACACCTAAGGCAGCAAGGTCAGCAACAAGTAAGTCAGTCTTATCGTCATTAGCGACATCACGAACCCACTTGTTCTTTTCAAATGACTCTGGGTCATAGAGTTCGTGGTAGGTCTCGTTTGTATATTCGTTCTTGCTACCGTCTTTCTGTGTGTAGAATGCAGCCATTACACCAATACAACCAATCTCATCCTTTGGGTGCATGTAATAGCGTTCGTCACACAAAGCAGCGAGATACATACCAGCCGAGCAACACATTCCATCTACAAAAGCCAATACAGGCTGGTTCCTGTCATGTGCATAATCAATAGCCTGCTGAAAGTCGTTCTTTGCCCAAGCTGAACCGCCTGGCGTATTGATAACAAAGAGATGACCGAGACACAAAGGATTATTAGCCGCCTCGAAAACCATATCACGAAATTCAATAGAGCCATAGCTACAAGCACCGCCATTACGTGTAATAGGACCGTCAACGGAAACGACATTAAAGAAGGGCTTAGTCATATTCTTAGGCTCCCAAGCACCAACACCTTCTTCATTAGTTGCATACTCAACAATACCATTACTACCAACAGCAGCTGTGTATCCCATAGACTTAACACCTAAGCCAAGGGAAGCATGCCCATTCATATTACGCTCAATAACATCACGAATAGAATGAACAAACTCAGGCGAGATCATCCATTTGCGTGTCGTTAATATTTCAAGTAATCCGTTCATACAGTTTGGTTAATAAAATTGTACAGTGCAAATGTATGAAGGCAAAAAGACGAAGTAAGGACTTATTTATAAGCGTATTTGACATTTTTGGGCAACATTTCCAAACAAAAAAGCCTTGGAACTCTCACGAGCTCCAAGGCAAACGAACAAGGTTTTCTTCTGTCATTCAAGACAAAAAGAATGTTATCCAAGAACGAATCTATCTACCTTGTCAAAACACGCCAAAATGTTTTTATGGCCTGCAAAAATACAAACTATACCTTATATTATATAGAACGAACTTATTTCAACTGTATCAAGTCACTCATAGATGACAGTTTCACTTTCAACTGACAAGCACGAGCCGTAGCGTGGGTATCGTCAAAGTCAATCAAAGACGTATTCCACAACGAATAAGACAACCACCGAGTACCGTCGGCTTTCGTGTAAACTACATGGAAATCAGCGTTTTTCAGATACACAATAGCCGCTGAAACAAGAGGTGCACCGAACTGAACCGTCACCTGCAAATCGTGCGTATAAGTCAGTCCTGCCATAGAACGAGCAGTGCTAATCTTCAACGTAGGAACATCTGCCGCCTGTACATCTGCTTCACCCGTTAAGTCAATCGCCAGACAATGTTCACTAAAGACCGCACCAGACATCTCCGACAAGGCAAGATTAGCTGGCAAAGGGAAGCGACACTGATCAGCGGGAAAGATTTCCAACTTAACTATATCATCAAGGAACAACTCCTTACAAGACAAACTACTATCCATATTTTAAGAAATTATAAGTCAAAATACTATCAAAAAACACGAAAACAATTTAGCGTTAAAAAGATAGCCTATTTGATTAATTTATTTAACATTCATTTAGAGGAGATTTAACATAAGGAAACGACATAAGAAAGCTATTAAGTTAGTTCCTCTTTCCCATTAAGTCGCGTTATATCCGTATTGTTTACAGACACACGAGCAAAGGAAGGCGACAGCGACTGAGATAGCCAACGGTTCAGCAATCTACGCAAACTATCACGCTCTATCTTAGATGGTCCGACAGGGATGTCATAGTGAAGCATGAAGCGTTCAAGCATTTCAATGCGTGAGCGTGATATACCTTTCTCAGCGCAAAACTCTAAATCCGACTGATACCAAGTAAGCAAAGCGCGTACGAACTCGTCATGAAGTAGACGTTGCAACTGGAAGGAAGCCGTATGATCAAGCGCAAAGAGTGCGGTCGTCCTGTGCTGTGTATTACCTATCATTACCGTGTCAGGAATAGCAATACAAAGGTAATCACAATTATCCTTCTGCGGCAAGTAGCGTGTACTCATCATAGTACAAACCTCGCTGTAGGTAAGCCAATCGTGGCGGTCACGCTTAACAAGTAAGTTACCAGTAATAGGCGACTTACCTGTAAGCATTGTGTTCCACACGCTTGCTGAATAGCATCTCGAGTGCGCTTGCAACTGTGCGCTGAGCGGTACTAAGGAGGATTGCAGAACGAATTGCTCTTGCGAGAAGGAGCAGAACTTAACAGGGTTGTTCACTCCTAAAACGTTACTGTCATCACGATTGCGGTAATAAGCCGCTACGTAAGACTGCACTTGTAGATAGATATTCGCCATAGTCCTTACTTCTTACTATTCTCCAAGCGTATCTTCTTAATACGTTCGAGATAAGTCTTCATACGGCCGTCCATATACTTCTCTATGCTTTCTGCATAGTCGGCAAAGATTTCCTTCTCTGCTGTTGAACCCTTATCACGAGTAGCTTCAAAGAAATCACTCATCTGCCTAAGGGCTATCAGCACACCGTCCATTTGTTCAAAACCCATAGAATCATCGTTGAACAACTCACGGAGCAAGGTGTTTACATCCTTAATCTTACTTTCGATAATATCGCAAAGAAAGACAGTTGCATTCAAGAGGAAGGAGATTTTATCTTGCTTTGCCATTGATTCCTTGTCCTTAGGCAGTTCAGCGTAATACTCCTTCAATGGCTTATGTTCTATCGTCCCTACATGGACCGACTTCATCACCAACGTCTGCAACAGACGATTGCCCAACCAAGTATCAGCATCTTTCAAGGCACGAATGGCAGCAGGGCGGTTCTGCTCTGGCATACGATCTATACCATGATAGAGGCGGTTGCGCTTTTCGATACGTTCTGTCCATTCTTTTTCGTGGAAGAGCATATCAAGCACATCACCATACTCTTCACCTTTAAGATTGTCAAGCGTAAAGGCGTGAACAGTCGGGCTCATAAAGGTTTTAGCTATCTCACGAGAGTTAACTTTCTTCTTCTGTGCTGACATTAGCGGCCCCCTTTCTTGCTTTCAGCCTTGCCCTCAGTATTGAGAAGTTCACGAAGAAGACGAGAAGCAGAAACAATGTCACTGAACGGGATGACATAACTTTGAATATGTTTACGACAGAGTTCTCTATCTTCCTTAACGGCTTCACGCTCCAATCTCTTAATCTCATCATCAAGATAGAAACGTGCCTTACGCAAGTCCTCCAGTGCTTTTGCCTTATTGTTCATACCTTCTTCACGCTTTAAGCCGTGTCGCCAAAGGTACTTAATCACGTTGCCAACATTGAAGTTATAATGTCGGACAATGTCAATGCACTCTACACCTGATGGGTGAGCGTTATAATAACTTGGGTGTTCTACTCTGCTGTCTACCTTCTTTTGTGGAGCAGCAGCGGGAGAAGTCTCTTTTGCTTTGTTTTTTTTACTCATTTGTTTATATATGGTTTAGGATTTATTTATCATAAGAGTGCTTATGTAACGATAGGGCAATTACTCTTAAAAATGACTTTTCAGTTCTCTGATAGCCCTTTCAATTGAGGCGGAAACAACCTTAGGAGGCGGGCAATCTTCAATTGAACCAGATCCACGTCGATAGGCTTCATATCTACGAAGCACCTGAAGGTCGTGCCAACGAAGCTCTTGTTTCTTACGCAAATCAGCCTGTGTGTCGCTATCGTTGTCTATAGTACGCAGGAAATCTGCCGCACGTTGTATATAAGTATTAGCCTTGCTCATAGCTTTTCTTCTCGTGATTTTGAACGCATCTTAAAGAATACCTTCAATGGTGTTAGAAGTAAAGTTGTCGTATCTCTCACGAAATCACCAAACTCGTCTAAATCTGCCAGTGCACGAAAAAAAGCGTATGGCACATACAGAACATAAGCAACCACGATATAGATAGTTACGAATGCCATCATAAATCCACGTCCGATTATTCTCACGACTTTACTCATACTTTCCTTTACTTTCTCAATTACTACTTGTGCCCGTGTACGGAGTCGAACCGCACTTTGTCCTCAGCTTTCGGCTAACGTAGCCTTATTTCCTCTGCCTATCCGCGTGGCAGTCGCACGGGCGAAAAAGAAAAAGGTCAGTCCGCTTAGGCAAGTTTCAGTATGCAAGATAAAGAATCTTACGCAGACCGACCTTAACGAAGATTATAATAACTATAAAACTATAAAAGAAATGCCAGCTATTATCCCTCTACCGTTCCTCCAGGCAAAGGCGGATTAACTCCCGCACCACCACCACCAGGCTTACCGCCCGGCTGATGTTCCTTGCCCTCCTCGACAATGTTGTCTTCCTCGATAGCAACGCCACGGTCGTCCACCTTCTGCCAGCTCACCTCTGCGGCAAACTGCTGACTGAACTTGATGCTCACCGTACAACCTAAACGGCTTCTGCCATTAGCAGCATTGACCATCTTAGCCGTAGCCGTAACCTTGTCGGTGTCTTTCACCGAACACTGAAGGTTAGGATAGACTGTTAAGAACTTGTCTCCTAAATTGCAACGGAAACCTTTCAGCACATTGCGCTGAACGACTTTCATAAAGTCAGTCACTGCCGCCTGCATAATAGAAGGCTCGATAGAGGTGTTATCACACGCCTCACGACAAAGCTCTGCAAAGGTCAGAGTGTCGTTAGGAATAGGAACAGCATAGAAACTATGCTTACCTAACTTTTTGTTTTCCCTTACGGTATATTTGACTCTTGCCATAATATACATTCTTTTTAAGGTTGAACATTAGAATTATCATCACAAAGATAGTTCATTTACAAACATACATAGGGACAAAATTTTCAGCGTTTTCAGTTGCTATAGTAAGTCACTTCGGGTTAGTATAGCATGACGCTTAGAGTTACTATAGTAACCCGCTTTGCCTTGCTATATCACCCTTTTATGAGTTATTATAGCAATCTGTGCCGACTTACATTCCCTCTCGTTTCATCCCGTTAGACTTCAACAAACTATCTACAACATACTGTGTCTGAACTTCATTGTCCTTCTCTATCAGTTCCTGGAGCCAAGCAGGGTTCTCTTTCTTTACCTTTGCAACAGTCTCAACACATTTGCGAAACAACTCAAACACACTTTCTTGCCGCAACATATTAAACAAGAGTATTTCAGCTATTCCTGTCATATCTGTTTTTGCCATGCGAAGTATTGCGAAGCTATCCATATAAAGATAATTTTTTCCCATACGCTCACATAAGGCATCCATAGCATTTAGATGCTCAACATACTCAGTATTCAGTTTATCAAGTTCTTTTTTCTCCATTGCTAATTCCTAACCTAATAGTTCTGTTTCAATTTCATTTATCACATCCTCAAGCGTAGCACAAGCATCATACTCTCTCTTTAAAGTCAGTAAGACTGCAAGGGCAGCTTGCTTATAATTTCGTTCTGTTGCTCGCATAGTTTATTTACGAATCTTTTCTTTATAGATACGCTTCAAGACCTTTAGGTCCACAGAAGGCTTCTCTTTCAATACCTCAAGAAAGGCATCACGACCTAAGGAACGATAATAGGGCTGGAAGTCGGCAAGAATCAAGTCGCACGGCTCACCTGCTGGGATAGCCATACCACTCTTTGCATAATGCTTACTCTTTGGGTCAGACAATTCAAGGACACTAATTCCCTCTTTGTTTACGATGATATAATGATGTCCATTGAATTTTATCTCACCAAAATGTCTGACAACAGACAACTGACTATTTGCCCAATACTCTTCTGCCATACAAACAGGTGTAATCTTACTATTCATATTCGTATATTATTACGTAACAACATCTGTCTAATCCTCTGCGAAGCCTACCACAGTCAACTTGTCTTTTAAGTCGTCCCAAGCAACACCTCTTAGGTAACGCACAAGACGGGAAGGCTTGCCATTCTGCTTCATCGGATTAATAAGGACATTAGGCTCAAAGTAGTAATTATAGCCAGCAATACGGAACTGACGACCATTATACTCGCAAAGAGTGCCCACTTCAAAAGGCTTATTCTCTGCAAGAAATGTCTCTCCGATACGTCCCATCTCTTGCTGTAACGCTAAAATTTGTTTTCTCTTCTCAGCAAGCAATGCCTCTGTTTCTTTTCTATTCATATCTGTTATTCATTCTAAGTTATCTATTCTTCGACTGGTAAAGGAAGTATCTTAAAGTTACTTCTCATTACTTAGTTTTTACTTCATTCACATAATCCATGATATAAACTCATACAACTATAACCTCCGTCTGGCTCAAACATATCAAGCTGTGCGTCATTACGATTTACATACTTGAACACTTCCTGTACCGTGGGATATTCACCATTTGCGCAGAAACGTTTAGGGATGTATGTAGGTGGAAAGAACGACGAACCTCTTTCTGTTTCATCTTTCATTCGTTGTTCAGCATCTATTAGCCGTTTTCTTGCCCATTCATCCATCGAAAGGAGTTGTACCTCACGCTTCCTACACATGACACAGGGGAAACACCCTACTCGTGAATAGCCACGCTCATACAGAGGGTTGGGGCGTTGGTTATTTTCAAGGATATAATCTATTACTTGTTGTGCTGACCAGTGAAAAATAGGTCGTAACACACTTGCATCGTGTGTCTTGCACCACTCGAGAACGGCTTTCTTGTGATACAAGCCTTTCACTTCATCATTGAAGTACTCCTTGAAATATGAGCATTCTACATCATAGCCTGCACGTGCCTTGCTTTCTTTAGCTCTAATGCCCTGAATGATTATAAAGCTATCATCCTGCGAGAGGATATAATCAATCATCGGTATTACTTTCAGTTCAGAAGTACAGAACCTTGCTATTGTAGAAGGGAAACGACCTTTCTTGATAGACATATCTACGAAGTCTTTATACTTCCTGCTTTTGAGTATAATCAGTTCTACATTTAACTGATTGCAAACATTGTGAATATGTGTGTAAGTATTTTCGTGCTCCCACCCTGTATCTGAGAACACTGCTGTAACTTTGTCGTTGCCATAGTCATTTACCGCCTTGATAAGGCAAGCCTGACTATCCTTGCCTCCGCTAAATTGTACTAATATTTTCATTCTTTAAGTGTTATCTTTCCATTACTACTTGCTATCGTTTTCGTTCGCTCATCGTACATCTTGATAGCAAAGTCTATATTGCCTATCAGATGTGGAAAGTTATCTTGTGCCATTGCTCTTGCTAATCCAAGAGTTTCTCTAACCTTATAGTCTGTATTCGCGTCAACGATATAATACAGACCTTTTGAAGTATCTATATCCATTTTGTTATTTTTTCAGTCTAATCTCCACTTCCTGCGGAGATTTCTCATATCAACTTATACACTTATATCTACTTTCATAATTATTTACTTTTTACGTTTCTTTTTCCTTTTACTTGCATAAGGTGTTGAACCTGCACGTGATTTGCTTTTCCTTTTGTTTAACCTTAATTCAAAGTTATTCATTCTAAGTTATCTACTCTTCAACTGGTAAAGGAAGTATCTTAAAGCCACAGTTCACAGCATTTCGCTCACGGATAGCCGAACGGATAGTATCACAATCATAGTAAATTACCCAACGTTCGTCACTATCAAACGACTTATCACCCAATATATACCCCTTCTTTAGCATATTATAACGTAAGCAGGTAGCCTTACGTGAAAATTGCTTCTGCTGTAGGATTTTACCAAGACGTGTCTGCGGTTCCATTCCAAAGCGGATGCGCCTGCGTTCTTTACTGATAAGTAATCGACGTCTCTCGGATCTCTCCTTCATACATTTTCGATAGCGATAAGGGCTTATCTCTTTCAGACGTACAAGAGGAACAAAGCCAGCCTCACGTAGTCGACGCGTAGCTTCCAAAGCAGCAGCGCAGGGGGCTTTACCTCGAAGTGAATCATAGTAGCCATTCTCCTCACACACTTTCTTTATCTGAGCCGCCTGCCGTTTCTTTATTGCTCGCATGCCATCTTCACTCTTTGTAAGTTTCAAATCACGTGCAAAGCGATGCAAAGTTGATTGAGAGATGTTCAAAGCAGAGGCAAGTTTGCTATTCTCTTTGTCGTGAAAATGGTCCTTCAGCCACTCCAACTGGTAATCTGTGAGCTGCCGTTTATGATAAGGAGGAACAAACAAGGCTTCCCGTAATCGTTTGCGGTCTGTAGGAACTCTACTACCAGCCATTAGCGTTCGTCCCCACTTCCATCTATCACGCCACGCTGTTGACGTGAAGCGAGCTTATCCAAATTCTGTTGACAAACGTCTTCAAGCGACCAGCCCATCACATGACAAAGGCCTGCAAGCTGCCAAGCAATGTCGCCAGCCTCCTTGGCTAAAGCGTCCTTTTCCTCATCAGTTATTAGGATAGCTTGAGAATGAAGTACATCACCATTTTCATCACGATGCGAAGCGTGAGAAACATAAAGGTCACCCTTACGTACGTGCTTTGCAATCTTTCCAGCAAACTCACCAACCTCGCCCACAAGGTTAGTCAACATATAAAGAAGGTTGTCGCATGTGGGCATACAAGTTTTCATTGCCTTCTCTTGATATTCGTTCAAATTCATAAATCAAATTATTCTATAGTTTACATTTCCTGTAACATCGACTATTGCCTCTTGCAACTCGTCTGCTATCATCTGCGCAACGATCTTAGCATTCGGATGAGGTTTACCGGTCTTTCCCAATAGGCGAAGTTCTAATATATGTCGCCACTCAAAGACATTGTAGGTATAAACAACACGAGTTGCTGCATCAAGTGGAAGGTAGCCACGAGCATCCTCTGCCTTTAATCCCATTCGCATCATCAGTGAATAGAAGAAGCCAGCAACACGCCAGCCAAGGCGAGCCGTGAAACGTTTCAGTTTGGAAACACCAGAGTACCAATGCGGCTCACAGATAGCTATACCACCACGTTTACCAAAACTAACATAACGTGTGCTCTGCTCGGCGATATTGTTAGGTGAGGTTCGATTGAGTTCGCGACTCGTACTAATTTGTGTCGTAACACAAACGGTATAGCGAAGCAATCCGAAAGCCGTAGGATGCTTATACTGCTTAACTTTCTCAACAAATTCAGATAGACTAACCTCGTGTAAATCCAACTCATTATGTATGTTAGGAGTCAACTCCATAAATGCCTGAACATTCATAGCAACAAAATAAACACGCTGCTTCTTTGTCTTCTTATAAGTCAGACCGATATACGGAGAGAATAACAAACGAGAAATGGTAAGATAGTCGCTAACCTCGGCAAGCGTAAACACAAAGTACTTAGTCCCATGACGGAACATAGATAGGTGATTGCGCTTTTCTAAGAAGCTGCACAAATCTTTAGCTGTGCGTTTTCCAGTTTCACTACCATAGCAAACACGTGCCGCACGAGCTACCAAGGTGTGCCAGTCTTCTGGACATAACCAAGAAGTTACTTCAGGTTTTAGGATTTTCATTAGCTTAACCTCTTTTTTAGTTCCTCACAAAGAGTATCAACATCATTAAAATGCCCCATACCTAAGTACTCATATAGAACCTCCTTTAATAAGGTATCTTCGCCATTGTCATTTATATATCTTACGACACTTTTAGCTTGACCATTATAGCCAGTATCAATAACGAAACCGCTATCATCATCGCCATCATCATCACTATCATCACAAAGAGATGGCTCTTTTTCTACAAGATAACCTCGATCTTCTAAATATTTAACGAGATCATCCTCGTTGATATCGTCCAAATCAATTGGAACTTCTACTGTTCTATTCACCATACTTTTATAAATTATTTAAGAGTTATACCATAGTCCTCACAGATATGGAAGAAAGTTCCTAACCCTATCTTTTCAGGACGTTGTAATGTATCAAACTTTTTATCACATTCTTGTGGGTTATACTTTTTGCATATAGCTGAGACACGATGAAACATCTGCCTGCCTATAGGATTGGGAAGATTTGCTAAAGCAAAACCAATGCGATACCAATCATTATAGCTATCAGTAATGTCTATGTGGTGCCTCTCTAACTTTGAGACCAAAGTCTCAACGGCTTGAACCTTACTATCCATACTATCGACATGACCGCCATAAACAGCCGCACGAGGTGCGAGTGTCTGGCTTCCTAAATCCACTCCCATATAAGGAATAGCCTGCTCATTCACATAAGGATGCTCATCATACGAAGCAAAGCGGATACGAGTTATATCGCTACAAGCATTATCAAGCACTATACCCATCGCCGCATATTCCTTTTGTAAAGCACGGAACTGCTCCTTATGGTGTTCAGGATATGCCAATGGTATCAAAGCGAAATATCCTGTACCAGAACAAGAACGCATATACATAGCTACCTCGGCACGATGGCGAAGTGTGCGCAGAATGGTTCCAAAGTTACCGATACTTGTATTATCTCCAAGGTCAATATCTATAGCTACAAAGCCTGTGTGCTGTATCAAGCAATCACCTTTACGTCTTGAGAATAGTCCAGAAAGCGTAGCACCTGGTAACTGCTGTTTAGTCAGTTTATAGTCCTCGTGCTTTTTTGCTTCAAGTGGACCATACGCCGCCACCATTTCCCGTAACCTTAGGACAGGTTCCTTCCAACGTTCACCGAGAAGAAACTCAGCAATCGTAATATCACCAGTTCCTATCCTATCCTTAGCCGAACGATAAACGCTACACTTCACATCAAAGATGCTCATAATTAATCTTCCTCACGTTCTTGATTATACTTATAATAAATCCACTTACCAACAACTTCAATAAGCAAAGAAAAAATCCATAGCAAGTGAAATCCAACAGCAAAGAGAAGCAAAGGCCATAGTAAACTGAGCAAATAGAATACTATCGTAATTGCTATTTGTGTTCCAATCTCAGTAAGATAAGACTTATCATAAAGCCTATCCAAGAAGAAATGCATTTCCTCATTAGTCTTCTTACGTGTAATAGGAAGGATCATAAAGAAGAAGATAACGAAAAGATACATCGCCATTCCTATCTTTATATATATACTATCCATAAAAAGCAAAGATAAGATATTCACTGAAGATAATAAAAGTATCTCCACAACAAAGCAAAGCTTCATAGAATTTAAGTTTTTGTTCATTTGACAATGCTTTTATTTAATTACATGCTGCAAAGTTAAACATTTACTTTAATTTGTCAAAGTAAAGCAAAGGAAACATTTAATCCATACTGCTTTTTTAACATTTACCATATCTTATAACTTGTATCAACTATCATCAATACTCCATGAAAAGTTCATTCAATATCCAAAAGGAGAAACTCAAAGTGAAAAATCTCCTTTTGCTTTAAAATCTCCCTGACTTTTCACAAAAAGACAGAATCACTTATTTTGTAAAAGACAAAAACAAGTTAAAAAGATACAGAAAGACGTAAAAGGAGACACAAAGGAGAAAACGAATCTTACTTATATCGTTATAAATCAATAAGTTATACTTTAAAAGGAGAAAATAAGATATATTTTCATAAACTTATAGCGCACTGAGAAAAAAAATAAGTAAAGTAGAATAGAGAAAAACAGGTACATTTCCTCTCTCTTTGCTATCTTTCAACTATCTGTAAAGCATTAATAATCAAAGTGAAAGCGGAGCTTTAATTATTTACCATATACAATTCAAGGTACGGAAAAATAACGCTATTTGGCAAGAAAAAATTCTTCAAAATAATATATAGGGTATCAAGAAAAAACGTCTTTTTCTCCTTTTAAACACAAGAAAACAGCGTTTTAGATTGAAAATCAGCTACTTAAAGAAAAAGACGAAAAAATAAAAATCTCCTTTTGCATCCTTGAAGTCTCCTTTTGAGTTAAAACAAGGTGAGAAAAGAGGCGATTTGAGAAGACTAAATATCAATCACAAAGAGGGTGGGAGAACAATTTTGTCCCTACCGAATAAAGGCGAAATGTTAAATTTGCGACAGAGATTAGATGAACAAAGAATATAAACAAGAAAAAGTATAGATATGAATTTTCTGAAGAAACTTTTCTCAAGAAAGACAAAAAGCGAGAGACTAAGAACGGACGCTTCACAAGTGTTTGCTACATTAGAAACAATGGAAAAGAAAGGGTTATTGCTGTGGGATACGAAGAACAGAAGGCTGTTCATAGCGGAGCCGTTAGCTATCCTTATGATACAAAAAGAACAGGGATGGGTAGCCTTCTTACAGAATGTAGCGTATTGGCAATACTATAAGGAAGTGCAAGACAGTTGGGATAGTTATATCCGCAACGAGGAGTTGAAAGCCGTCAGACGTGCAAAAAGAAAGTATGCTATGCTGACCAAGATGGATATAGAACGCATCCGACGACAGCGCAGAGGCGAGGTACAAGAGGCTGAAAAGAACGCTATTGAGATAAAGCCATTTGAATTGTTCATCCTTGGCGACAATTACGAAGGGTCGTATCTTCAAGTTAGCGAAGAAACAACCAATACTGCAAAGGAAAGTAAAGAAGTAATCAATCACGTCATAGCCGTAGGAGATTACAACCCTATCACGCAACAAGTGAATATGGCACTATGGAAATATGTACAAAGTGCGCTACAAGAAATCAATAGTGAGAAAGAAAGTATGCGTAAAAAGCATAGCGACATCGACGCACTTGCAGCACGAATAGCAGAAGGATAAAAAGAAACACAAACTAACTCAACCACTATTAATAGCGAATGCCTACCACCTTCACAGGTGACAGGCATTCTTTCAATTAAATACTTATGGCGCGAGTCTAATACACTCTAAAGAATTTTCTTATAACGTTCATTTTCAATACACTGTTTACGAGGAGACACCTGATTAAGTTCTAAGCCCAACACCCACCAACCATTATACATCATAGGAATAGTTGCCCATGAAGCATTATCTAAATCCAATCCTCGCAGAGCCTGTAAGTCAACATCACTAAACACCTTGCCTGTTATAGGACATATTCCCTTCCTACGAACAGAGAACAACCATATAAGCAAGTCGTTCACCCACTCGTCCATTTCTACCTTCAGAGCAGCTGCATTATCGTCATCCTGCTTTGCAGACTTAGCCAGTGACACCTGCGGCTGCTTAGCAAGGAAATACAACGTATGTCGATAATGCACCGTCTTCAGCGAATCGTGTAATTCAGCATCTATCAAAGACGAGTAAGCCAATGCTGGAGAAGCAGCGGTGTTAACATTGCGCACAAAATCATTCTGAGTATTGATAGTATCAATACGATAGAAAGCTTTCGCCTTACTACCCTTTTCTGGGTTATGCGAAAGCGGACGATAAATTTGTGCCCAATGTTCAAGTATATTATCAAATCGTGAAACCATACAAATACTTTTTATTCTCCAAAGGACAAATCCAATAGAAGACAATACAAAGATAGAAAAATAAAAACGACGACGTGGGACAAACCTACAAGTCACGTTCACGTAAAATCTTCGGTACGTCCGTATCATGACCAGTACCTCCACCAACAATGCAAGGAGACAGGCCAAAGGGGGATACGATTACGCCATTTTGAGAAGGCGAATATCGTCCCAAGACTATCAAAGACACATTTCTTTTATTCATATTCAAATAACAAGCAATGCGGACATTTGTAGTCCGTCGAGCGCAATGCGGGCGAATGTGAGAGCCACCCACTCCACTCTATTTTATGGGATAAAGGGTGAACGGATGTACCTATAAGTCTTTTTCTATCCATAACCAGTTATCTTTAGAAACAGAAGTAATCGTATTCGTAAACACGCCACTACCTATCTCAACAAACTGCATAAAAGTTTCTCCACTTCTTGCCCGTTTTTTAGGAGATGACGGGTTACGTCCACGACTCGCACTAATACGTACAGGCGAAGAGGAATCGGACGGGCGCACGTCACGAACGTACAAAACAGGGCAGTTACATATCATATTCACACAAAACCACGGTCTTAGGAAAATGCGCTAAAGAAAAGAAATCACTTTTACTCATATACTCGTACCGAGTATTTAGCGTACAAGCAACATTACCTGTACAAACATTCACAGCAGCTATTTTACCCAAAAAAAGAAATTTAGGCACAGAAACAGCCGTCGAGCAAAGACTAATCAAATTCATAATCAACAATAACACAACCCACAACACCACGGATTACTGTTGCAGAGGGGTTACAACAAGCAGTACAACAAAGCTCACCTACCCCACTCTTCTTATCGTCATCCCTAAAGAAACGGATATTTCCATTTGGCAACCACTTCGCACGAATAGTTTTTTCTCGACAAGTCATACTCTACTAATATTTTCTGAAGTTTAGAGTTCATCTGCGTCTGTAAGGTAGTACTAACCCTTCTACAGAAAGAACTACACGATCAGGTCTAAACCAAGTTATAAACGGCAAAAGACCGACAACACAAATATTATCTCTACGGATCATATTCCACCAACATCAAATTATCCTTATCAACACCAGTAACAGTATTCGACCAACAAGCGGACGAGGGGAAAAGCTGTCTATCTGCAAAGCGACACATACCACTGTTGTCGCCATACAAACGACGAACAGCCTTGCCCTCGTCAGTCCTACGATTTTTCAGCACCACGCACCTTAGCAATCTCCACATCTGACAGCTTATGATCGGTTACAAGATAATGAATACCTGCATCTTCTGGCTTTTCATTAGCCTCGAAGAACTTAACAACGCTCTCTGGCTTTAAGAAATAAGATTCATTCACATCCTCCTCAAGAATATCAACAATAGCCTTGTCGAGACGGAAAGGCTTGGGGAAACGATAAGTAGGGAGATTCAAGTCATTACGAACAGAAAGCATAAAGACACGTTCGCGGTTCTGTGGAACACCAAAGTCTTTTGCATTCATGATAGTCCAATAATTCGTATAGCCACAATCATAGCACACCTTCTGCCATTCCTTGAAATCATCGACATTTACTTTGTTAACCAACGCACGAACATTCTCTTGCAAAAGAAACTTAGGACGCAATGCACGAATAGCATTCTCTGTGTACCACAAAATAGAAGAGCGAGTACCACTATCACGTTTAATACCTGTTCGCTTTCCCGCTTGAGAAATAGACTGGCAAGGAGTTGAATAGGTAAGCAAATCAATATTTTCACCCTTCAGAAACGACCAATCTGCTTTGGTCATATCACCCACGTTACGGTCAGCAAACTGAGGAAAAAGAGAGTTGTGTGCCACAACCGCCGGTTGTTTCTCCAAGGCAGAACGACTTTCAGGGTCGAACTCACTCCACGCCTTCAAGTCGAACGTCACATCATAGCCCTGCTGTTTAGCATCTGAAATAAGACGTTGCATAGCTAAACACTGCGAATCATAACCTGAACATAACGTAACCATATTGATAGTTTTAGGTAATGGAGCACGAAAAGTAGGTTCGTCAAACAAGCTCATAACATCACCCGTCCGTGGTTGTTCGTCTTCGGTCAGCCATATATTACGATAGATATAGTAGAGACAATCAACAACGATAGAATTACCAGCCAATTTATAGCAAGCTGACTTACTCAGTCCGCTTTGCAAAATCTTCTCAATATCATTATCGCTTACACCCATCAAACGAAAGCATTCAGTCGGCGTCAATTTACGAATATCGAAATAACGCACAGGATGCGTTGGATCTTTCTTTCCCAACAAGTCAGGATGCCCGTCAGGATAAATCTTTGCAATCATACTTTTATTAGAATTATTATTACTAATGCACAAAAAGGGAGAGGTATTACCATTTCTACCAGCCTTGGAAGTAATCGTATTACAAATATCCTTAAAGTGCCTGTTTAGAACCTTTCCTTTATCGTCACGTGTCCAACCAACAAAGTTACAAATCATATTCAACCATTACAGCAGTCATAGGATAATGCTGTGTACCTATAAGATTAGACCAATCCATATTACCATACCTGGAGACAAGTGTTACTACACAATTATCGATTGTCACACAGATAGGTAATAGTGTCTTTTTATCAAAATTCTCAAAACTATATTCACTCAGTACACAAGATGCGATAAAGCCATCAGAACGAAACAGAAAGTTCCGACTACCCATCTTGTAATAGTTCGCTTTAAGTGTTCTTACTACCCCCCCCCGTTTCTGGATTAAAGATAGTTCTACTTATCACCTCTTTCTGCATCACTCGTCTATCCTCTGCCAATTACAACCTTCAGCAAAGTCACGTGTAAACTTTCGGGAAACGGTAGCACCGAGCGTAGTCTTTGCTTTTACTACAGAAAGGTCGTCAGCGGTAGCAGCGTGCGTTTCTGTATCGGTAAGCGTACCGGACAATTTTGGGAAGATAGTGACTGGTCCGAACTCTACACGGAAGCCACGAGAGAGAAGTATTTGCGCACGACTTGCCAGACGTTCCATCACTCCACGAATCTCGTGAGCTTCCATGTGCGACTTAGAGGCGACATCCTCGCAAAGGTCACTTAAAGAGATACGTCCATTAGAGACAGCAGCTAAGGAAGCGTAATGCTTACCAGACACCTGTGAGCGTCGATGCTGCACCTTGTATTTGATTGCCATTCTTTTCATATAGCAAAGATAATTAAACGTTATATTTTAGTTAGGACAGATATATATCTGCGAAAACTGAAAGTGTACACTTTGATGATACTAAAGTGTACACTTTAATGATGCGAAAGTGTACACTTTTGAGAGTTGAAAGTGTACACTTTTATGCTGCCAAAGTGTACACTTTTGGTTCACTCTTAAAGGCGAAGCGGACTACAGAATGACGTGAAAACGGTTACTCTTTGTCTTTAAGGAAATCAAGAACGAAATAGCGAGTAGGCTTAACAGGAAAGCAAAGCTGTGTTGTCCACGTCTTGTTTTCATATTCGACTACCTCGTTATGTCCGCCGCCATACTCGCACAAGAGCAACGCAGGACAGGTTGGACGTGGATAGTCATCAACTGAAAGCCAAAGTTCCTTAGGGAAATTCTCCACTGCGGTTAGCCATTCATACGTTGAGCGTTGCGGACAATCTCCATAAGACAAGACAGGACGACCGCCCTCGTAAAGACAATGAAGTCTCACCGCCTGCAAAGGAAAGCTATCATTAATAAACTTTCCAAGCAAGTAGATACCTTCTACAGACAAAGGCATATCGCCTACCAACATCTCCAGACCTCCAGTCATTCGAGAGATTGACTTATCGAAATAATCAACGCACTTCTTTTCCAACACATGTTGCTGTGCAATGCGTTTCTGTTCTTTTTTCTTATCAAAATACTTTTTGAAACTAAACATAGGTCGTTTAAGTTTAAGGGTTGTTTACTTTCGCTTTGTGCGGTTTTTACGTTTACGATTGCGTCTATTCGCATACGGGGTAGAGCCTTGTCTATCCTTTCTCATACGTGAAAGGGTTCTTGAACGCTCGAGATAGTCGAACGAGGTGTGACACCTTAAAGGCATACTATAAAGGAGATATGTATTCATCATCAGCACTATCTAAGGTATGGGATATCTTCATTTGAAAAGTCCTTTTCGTGTTTAGAACCAAGATGGAAAAGCCACACTAATTTGAC